CCTTGTCATCTTCTTTTCAAAAAAGAGGGGGGAAATGACCAAACAAATCCCCCCTTATTTTAAATTACGCTTCTGCTTTTTTAGGTTTCTGAACCGGAACCTTTACCCCCAGGACCTTTGCAATCTCCTCAGGAGTTTCCTTGACCTCCTTTAGACTGGTTTTGTAGAATGCTAGGAATTCTTCCCATTCCCATTTAGCCCAGTCGAGTGTCTCGTCTATATCCACAGGACCGAATTTCACGATACCGGAATATTAAGAACGTTGGACAAGTAGGTGATGTGAGATGCTGCAACGGCATTGGCCTGGATCTCGAAAGCTCCGGTCAATTTAGCCGCAGAGTTCAGAAAGGTCAGGGTATAAATACCCAAAGCAGACTGAGTGGCAGAAATAGCGGTGCAAGCACCTCCGGTATCAGCACTGAGTGAAACAACTTCCCAATTTGCAGTCGTACCAAGACCACTGTAAGGCTCACTGGTTGCACGTTTGGTTGCTTTAACAACTACGGTACCACCTGTATTTTCATACGCGGTGATAACCTCGATATTGATACCAACCGGCACAACCGAAGCAAGATCCCGGCGCGTGAAGTCTGTTTTTAATGAACCGGCAGACTTCATCTGCTCCACGTCATCAAACATGATCGTGAATTCGTGCGCTTTTTGCTTCTCAGCACCTCCGGCTTTTGGAAGGTCGTAATTCACGAACAAGCGTCCGAAAAATCCGATCTGAAGTCCAGCCGAGGTTGTAGGCGCAAGAATCTTACCATCCTGCATAACAGGAACGAAATCAAATTCTTTGCCATCAGCAGGGAACCAGGTCTTGTAATCGTCATAGGACATATTGCCGTAACCGGTAAACTCAGGAGGGAAGTCTTTTGTCTTTTCCTTGAAACCGGTATTGGAAGTAGCCATCTCTGGCTTGGGAGTCTGTAATTCAAACCCGCGCTCAAAGTCGATGTAGGTTGCTTTAATCGCCCCGGTAGTAGCCGGATTGATAAGCGTCTGCCATCCTGCAAGGGTTTTGGCCGCCGCAACGGTCTGGGTGGTGTTCTTAGCGATAACGATCAACCCCTTGACGTCTTTCAGGAAGTTTTTGGATTCGCCGTTACCTTGATTTTTCCAGGTAGTCATAATCTTAATCTTTATAGATTGTTAAATTTTGAAGTTGACATTCAATGGCAGAAAGATTGTCAAAGTTTCCAGCTTCGTTATTAAGCCAAAAAGGATGATCTTTTACCGGGTATTTGAAATCGTCTCCGCAACAGATATTAGGATGGTGCTGAATTAACTCAGCCAATAGATCAAAAATCGGATACAAAACAGGTCTGATAGTATTCTTATACCTTTGCTGTGTTGAATCATCCAGTTTTACCGGAGCACACAGATAGATTCTAGCAGAAATTGAATAGATATACGGATCAATCCAAGCCATATTGTTTTCATTCTGATCCCAAACCAGCCAAATTAAAGGGTATTTCACCTGCTGATTCCTGTCCTTTTGGGTACATTTCTGCATCAATTCAAAGTAAGTTCCATACTCATATATGGGCAGATTGGGCCTGTATTCATTTTGAATCAGGGCTATGACCTCACCAAAGAGAGATGGAAAATCCTTAAAATCAGTGTTCATATTCCAAAAGCATTAATATTCCATTGAGGAGTAAAAACCCAGTCTGGGTAATCCTGTTTATTGGCAAAAAGAAAGTTATAAGCAGAAGGCTCGCAGTTGAACACATAAGGCAGATTTGACCCTTTTACAGGGTAATTGATGAGTTGCTTATAATTGGCCGTAATAGGTCCGTAAAGCATTCTCATGCGTTCCCATGCGTTACACAACTTGTTCACTGATGAGGCGCGTACCCCTTTGCCGCTTGGAGTTAGAATAACACCGGCTCCGGAAAGATGAGTAACGTCACATTCAACATACTTGTAGTAGGTAAAATACGCCAGGAGAGACTGACGTGAATCATTCTTTAAGCCTTCCCATTTCAGAGGCATTGGCTCTCCGGCAAATACATGCTCGAATTCAGCCCCATTTACCAAATCCTGAAATATTTCAGACTGTGGTTCCCCCTCAATCAGGTCAGCAACAAGAAGAGAATACAATTTATAGCCTAAAAGCTTAATCAGGATCTCCTTTTCGTACTGAGCAATGGCCTGACTAATCGATTCAGCATTTTCAGTCTGATTTGGCAGACTTATTTCACCTACAAAGTATGATTGATCAATGAACATGGCTTATTTTTTAACTTTCTCAGTGGCTTTTTTCGGTGGTTTGTTCCTTTTTTTCGGTGGTTTGGCAGCTACCTTTTTAGGTGGAACATAACTTCCATCAAGGGGACTTGCCAGACCTTTGCGAACAAAGATCTCAGCAAGTTTCCCCGTGATTTTTCTTCCTGTTTTATTGGATATCGCTTCCATTATTCCAGGTAGATTTTGAACCGTTGAAGATTAACCTTCGTAGTACCCGTACCTGTAGGAGTAAAAAGGACCTTGTAGTAAGTATACCGGTTGGGCGTCGCGTTGCTTATGACAATAGTAGTATCCGCGGTTGTCCCCTTCCAGTTGACGGTTGAGCCAATAGCTGCGTAGGCTGAATCTGTGAACTTTTTACCGTACAGTGTAACGGCCACGTTGGTATGATTACCAGATAGACTATCGAGTGTGACCAGATAATCTTGTGTTGCCGGTTTCTCCTTAGCGGCATGATACACGAAATACTGTGCCGTGGTGTTGGTAAGCGTATAGTTCGTTAGAACATCCGCATACGTTGCCGTTCCCAGTTCAGTTGTTTTTGTCTGTGCCTGGCCGATGAATGCTACAAACACCAGCATCAGGATTGCAATAAACTTTCTCATGAGATTAGCCGTTTAGCCGTTTACAGGTTCATTGATAGTGTTGATATCCGTTGTCGGATTTGCTGATACGAAAATGGCACCTGGTTTCCCAACGCCAAAGGCAGCACGCATCCAAAATACGATGGTTCGCATTCCTTCAGTAAGGTCAGTACCATCAGTACCGATTTCGAAGTTGACATCTTCCAGGATACCGATCTCAGCGGCCTCGTTCCACATGACAACGATGTTATCATTGAGTTTTTTGTTTTTTACAACAGTCAAACCCCAGATAGATACAACATTTCCGAATGTGTCAAATACGACGTTACGGTCCTGAACTGCGTTTCCGAGTTCATCCTTTTGGTTACGGATACCGTCCAGCCATTTCGGGTGAAGCCCAACAACATTGACATCCTGATCAGCAAGTTGAGCTTGCAGAACCAATTTACCAATTAGGTTAATCAGGTTGGCGTCTTTAACGGTACCAAGTCCGGCGGCACTGAATGGAACGAAGTTCCCTGCTGAAAACATGCCAATGGCAGAAGTAGAATTGTCCCCGGTAGCGGAAAGAACAGCGGCGTCAAGAGTGCTCAGAATCTTATCAGGAGCGATCCTGTTAAGTTTGGACTCCAAACGTGGGATGTCGGCAAGATTCTCTTTTGAGACACGGAAATAGGTTGCATATTCAAAAGCCTTGAATTCGATGGTCTTGAATTTCAGACTTGATTTAGCGGCTGCACTACCTTCGATTTTCAGAGCGGCACCATCGAAATATTCGTACTCAACCAAAACTCCCATGTACTTGTTGACAATAGGATCGGTAGGAAGG